GCTGACCAAATCACCCTGGGCGAGATGATCGCCGGGGGCTACTTGGTCCCACCGCGAACCTACGTCATCGATGTTGGCGCGCAGGACGCCTTGCGCAAGGTACGGCGCACGGCGATGGACTTCGATATGAACGAAGTCGCCAGCATCTTGAACCGGACCTTAGTCACGGAAGCCGTGATCCGGAACTGGCGGGACAAGGCGCACGACCGTAAGACCATCGTGTTTTGCTCGACCGTCGAGCACGCCACCGATGTCTGCCGCGCCTTCATCAACGCGGGGATTCCTTCGGTCCTGATTCACGGCGAGTTGCCTGACGCCGATCGCAAGGAGCGATTGGCGGCCTACGAGCGCGGTGACGCACAGGTGGTGGTGAATGTGGCGGTGCTCACCGAGGGCTACGACTACACCCCGACCTCCTGCGTGGTTCTGCTTCGCCCAAGCTCCTACAAGTCCACTTTCATTCAGATGGTGGGGCGCGGGCTGCGCACCGTTGATCCCCAGGAGTTCCTGGGTGTCGTAAAGACTGATTGCGTCGTTCTGGACTTCGGCACCGCGAGCCTGATGCACGGCGCGCTGGAGCAAGAGGTCAATCTCAACGGCCACGACCATGATGGAGAGGCGCCCACCAAGGAATGTCCTGAATGCGGAGCCATCGTGCCATTGGCCGTGATGGAGTGCCCGTTTTGCGAGCATGAGTGGGAGCGTGCCCAGCCGGAGGAAGAGGCTGCGCTCGATAAGTTCATCATGAGCGAGATCGATTTGCTGAGTCGATCGAACTTCCGCTGGTGCGATCTATTCGGCAGCGATGACGCCCTCATGGCCACCGGCTTCAACGCCTGGGGCGGCATCTTCTTCCTCAACGGTCGCTGGCATGCGGTGGGTGGCGGTCGAGGCTTGACCACTCGGTTGCTGGCAGTCGGCGAGCGCACCGTGTGCATGGCCCGCGCTGATGACTGGCTCAATGACCATGAGTCGGAGGACTCGGCCTACAAGACGCGACGCTGGCTCAACGAAGCACCCACGGCCAAGCAACTTGAGTACCTGCCAGCGGAGTTGCGTCTGAACTACGGCATGACGCGATACCAGGCGTCGGCCCTGCTGAGCTTCCAGTTCAACCGGAGCGCCATCGTTCGACTGGTCAACGCCGCCAACGATGCCTATGCGCATCAAGCTCTGGAGGCTGCGTGAAATGCTTCGTCTGCTATCGCAAAGCCAAGGGCTACGGTTGGTTCAACCCACGCCTGCCACCCGCCCATCCGGATCGCTACAACGACGACTGGAAGTTTTGCTCTCGTCGTTGCCAGAACGCGTTCGGCACGATCATGACCAAGACGGAGGCGCAGGTGATTGATCCCAGCGACATGGAAATCGCCGCTATGGAGTCATGCCTCGTGCCTCTCGGCGAATACGTGGGCTCCATCGGGATGGACAGGCCCTTGGCCGACTACACGCGGCAGGAGGTGCTGACCCTCATCGACGTGGTGGTGACCGCCTATCAGGATCGCATGATTGAGGAGCATGAGCGCATGGCGGCTCGCGATCGTGAGTTTCTTGAGCAGCGTCTGGCCATTCAAGCCGCGAGTCGGCAGCAAGGACGCATGTGATGCTCGACTTCAATCACCGTCCTAAATTCCACGAACAGGTCACCGCACTCATCGATGAGGCGCTGGCGCTTGAGCGTGAGGGTCACACGCCGCGCGAGTATCTCGGCGGCTCCCGCCTGGGGGTCGAATGTGAGCGCGCGCTGCAGTTCGAGTATCGGCACATACCCGCCGATCCGGGTCGCGAGTTCTCGGGGCGGCTGCTGCGCGTATTCGAGGTCGGGCATGTGCTGGAGGACCTCGCGGTGCGGTGGCTGCGACTGATTGGCTTCGATCTGTACACCCGCAAGGCGCAGGGTGGGCAGTTCGGCTTTTCGGTGGCCGGCGGGCGCATCCGGGGGCATGTGGACGGCATCCTCAACGGCGGACCTGCATCTCTGGCCATGGGCTATCCCGCGCTTTGGGAATGCAAGACCATGAATGACAAGTCCTGGCGCGACACGGTCAAAAACGGGGTAGTTGCCTCCAAGCCGATCTATGCCGCGCAGATGGCGGTCTACCAGGCCTACATGGAGCCAAGCGTTCCGGGCATTTCACAAAACCCGACGCTGTTCACGGCGATCAACAAAGACAGCCAGGAAGTTTGGTGCGAACTGGTTCCCTTTGATGCGGCCCTGGCACAGCGCATGTCCGATCGCGCTGTCCGCGTCATCTCGGCCACGGAGGCCGCAGAGATGCTGCCGCGCCTGTCGACCACGCCGACCCACCAGGAGTGCCGCCGCTGTTCATGGCAGGAACGCTGCTGGGGTGGATCCTGATGCATGGCTTCAATTACTTTGACTTCAACGACGCCGCGGACCGACCTGCCGATCCGGTCGATGACGTTGAGGAGCTGCGCCGCGCGCTGATCGATCGGCTTGAGGCGGTTCTGCTGTTCCTATTCCCCCAGGGTCGCAGTCGCAGTGGAAAGTTCTACGTTGGCGACATCGAAGGCTCGCCCGGCAAGAGTCTGGTCGTTGAAATGGATGGGCCGCGCCGCGGGCTGTGGTTTGACTTTGCGACCGAGCTGGGTGGTGATGTCTTCGATGCCTGGGCGCTGTCGCGTGGGCTGTCGACGAAGCACGACTTTCCCCGTGTGCTCGAAGAGGTTCGCCAATGGTGCGGTGTCGCCCCGCCTCTTGGCCACGCAGATAGCCGGCGCGCGGCACGGGCGCAGCCGGTGGATGAACTTGGCCCCTACACCGCCGCCTGGGACTATCAGGCCGCCGATGGCGCACTCATCGCTCGCGTCTACCGCTACGACCCGCCCTCGGGTAAGGAGTTTCGTCCGTGGGATGTACGAGCCCGCATGTGGCGCGCGCCCGATCCACGGCCTCTATATGGCCAGCCGGCAATGGCTGCCGCCAGACAGGTGGTCCTGGTGGAAGGAGAACGGTGTGCGCAGTCTCTGATTGATGCGGGCATCGTGGCGACTACTGCCATGAACGGTGCACGGGCACCAATCGACAAGACCGACTGGACCCCGCTCAGAGGCAAGGATGTCTTGGTCTGGCCGGACCACGACGCCCCGGGCTGGGACTACGCCGAGGAAGCAGCACGCGCCTGCGTGGCCATCGGTGCCCGCTCGGTGTCGATACTCGTGCCGCCGCAGGACAAGCCGGACAAATGGGATGCGGCTGATGCCCTGGAGGAAGGCTTTGACTGCCAAGGCTTCATCAACGCCGGCGAGCGCATCACGGTCAAGGCCTGCAGCGCGCCGCTGCCGACCTACTCCATGGGACAGATCCTGGATGACAACCGGCCGGTGCCAGCCGATCTCGTCTCCGATCGGATCATCACGCCCGGCGGTGTCACCGTGTTTGGCGGCGCACCGAAGGTGGGCAAGAGCGACTTCCTGCTGTCCTGGCTGGCGCACATGGCGGCCGGCTTGCCATTCCTGGACATGGTGCCGGCGCGACCTCTGGAGGTCTTCTATCTCCAGGCTGAGGTCCAGTATCCCTACCTCAAGGAGCGGATCAAAGGCATCGAGCTGCCGCAGGCGGCTTTACCGCTGGCGCGCAAGAACCTGTTGGTCACGCCTCAGTTGCACCTGGTGCTCAATGACCAGGGACTGGACCTGTTGATCCAAACGCTGGGGGTGCACTTCGGCGATCGGCCACCCGACATCATCGCCATCGATCCGATCCGCAACGTGTTCGACGGGGGCGGCACTGGTGGCGAAAACGACAACGACGCCATGATGTTCTTTCTCACGCGTCGTGTGGCCAAGCTACACAGCACGGTCAATCCCGATGCCGGGGTGATCTTGGTGCATCACACCAAGAAGATCACTAAACGGCAATTCGAGGAGGACCCGTTTCAGGCGTTTGCTGGCGCCAGCAGCTTGCGCGGCTTCTATACCTCCAGCCTCATGCTGTATCGGCCGGATGAATCGGCCAGCCAGCGCCAGCTGATCTTTGAGCTGCGCAACGGCCCGGGGCTACCTGCGCGCTACGTCGACAAGATCGATGGTCAATGGGAAATCGTCAATGGCAGCGAACGTTTGGTGCTCAAGGAGTACGGCAAGCGGCTTGATGCCGAGCGGCTGCGCAAGCTGGACGTGATCATTCAGATCCTGCTCGACCAGGCGCTGGAGGGCAATTGCTACACGGCCAATCAGTTCGCCGAGGCCTTCGAGGGCCACGCCGGATTGGGTGGTGAACGAACCATTCGTGAGCGACTCTCCGCACTGGCCACCCAGGGCTACATCAAGTACTTCCGCAATGCAGCGGACTACTCGCTGCCCTCGATCGGCCGCTCGAAGTTTGGCTACATGTGCGTGGAGGGCATGGTGCTCAACCTGCCGCGCGGTGAGCCCGATCCGCAGACCGGCGAGCTGCCCATCGTATCGATGCGCGTGCTACCGACCCATTACAAGTGCCCGCTTTCCGGGGCCGCATTGCCCGTGGAGAACCCGGAAGTGTGGGTCTACCCCGAATCCAGCGACGACCCTCAGGAGTCCGAATGAACTCGATTTGCCAAGATAGAAACATCACGGTCGATGCCTTTGCTTGCGTGCTCATGGGCACGCGCGAGTCATCAGTGGCCATCACCAGCCGCGAATTGGAGGCGGCCCACTTCTT